GAGTTCTATGTCAAAGCCAGTAAGGACGACTGGGTCAAGAATTGTAGCCTAGAATGTAGGCGAAACGCTCCAGCCAAAAGAAAAAAGCAAAGAGAGTTAGAGGAAATGAAAAAAGTATCCGCTTTAGCTACCAGACATGAGTTAACACCCATGCAATCTTCCCAGATCAGAGGCCAGATTGCTGGCTTCGTGCGTAATCAAATAGATATAGCCAATGAAGTAGTAATGGGTGGCACAGATTGGTCGCCAACCCAGGCTCGTGTCTTCGGTATATTACTTAATAAGGTAGTTCCAGACCTAAACGCCAGCTATGTCCAGCACGAACACAACAATAAGGACGTAATAGACATGTCCCGTGAGGAATTAGAACGCATTGCCTCTGGTATTGACGCAATAGATGTAAAGGAGAACCCAGATGAGAGTTAATAACCCCCAGAAAGAGGCACATCTTTCCAAGATTGGCGTAGAAGACTTCGGTTATGCCATGAAAAAGCTAGATCTTTCCGTAGTTCCAGCAGAAAAACGTGCAGATGCTATCAAAGATCACCTAATGGGCATCATGTCTGAGACAATCCTTAACCCCACTGCACGTTTCGACATAGCAATGGCACGAGAGATGTACCGAAAGACAAAGAATGGCGGCTAATACCCAACGTGAGGCCGCAAAATACCTACTAAAATTACGAGATGCCCAAGAAAACTTCCTTGGCTTCGTGAAAGTTAACTATCCTGAGTGGGAACTTGCAGATTTCCAGCTAGAATTAATAGATGCCCTAGATAAACTGGAGAAAGGTACGCTCGGTACGAACAATCTCCTCATTACCATGCCACCCAGACACGCAAAGTCTACATTCGGCACGGTTCTTTTCCCTGCCTACTTCATGGCTCGCAATCCAGAGCGATATATTATGTCTTGCTCCTATAACTCCCAACTCGCCACAGACTTCGGACGGCAGGTACGGACAGTCGTGGAAGCCAAGCCCATTCACCAAGCCTTTCCAGACTTTAACCTCTCGCAAGACAGCCGTGCGGCTGATGTCTGGCGTACAGAGAACGGAGGTGCATACTTCGCAGTCGGTATCGGGGGTACAACGTCTGGTCGTCCAGCCAACCTGCTCCTCGTAGACGACCCCATCAAGTCAAGAGAAGATGCTGAGAGTATGACCCAACGCAACAAGACTTGGAACTACTACACATCCGCACTAGCCACACGTCTCCAGCCAGAGACAGACCGAACACCTCCAAAGCAAATAGTAATTCTAACTCGCTGGCATCCAGACGACCTTGCAGGTCGCCTTATCGAAAGTGACGACTGGGAAGAAGGACGCTGGACGCACGTTAACTTCCCTGCAATTAAGAAAACATTGTCGGGCAAAAAGATAAGCAGACGTAACCTGCCTGAAGACCACCCCATGTATATCAAGGCTGGCGAACTTCCAAACAATCCGTCCAAACGCTACATCAAGGAAGAAGAAACGGTAGCCCTGTGGCCTGACCGTTTCTCCCTAGAAGAACTACACAGACGGGAACGCCTGAACCCACGAGAGTTCGCATCTCTCTATCAACAACAGCCCTACATCGAGGGTGGTAATATAATTAAATCAGATTGGTGGCAGTCATACCCAGAAGATCTTTCGCCAGAAAACTTTCAAACCCTTGTAATCGGGGTGGACACAGCATTCAAGAAAACAGAAACAGCCGACTACTCCGTAGCAATAACTGCTGGCATAGACAGGAACGGCGACATTTATATCGTAGACATTATGCGAGGGAAGTACGACTTCCCAGAATTGAAACAACGCCTGATCCGTTTAAACAATAAGTGGCGTGGAAAAGGTCTTCGTGCGATGTATATAGAAGACAAAGCATCTGGTCAGTCAATCCTCCAAGAACTCAAGCGTGAGTCTGGCATGTCCGTAATCCCCTATAAGGTAGTCAACGATAAGGTAGCCAGAGTAAACTCAGTGCTTCCCCTCATCGAAGGAGGCCGTGTCTTCCTACCTCAAGCATCCCCTTGGCTCGATAGCTTCGTAGACGAAGCGGTAACATTCCCCAACGGAAACCACGACGACCAAGTAGACGCACTTTCAATAACTCTTGATGTCCTCTCAAGGACATCAATCTCAGTAGACGCATGGGATCTTCAGGGCGATGTGGCCCAGTCTTTAAATAATACAAGCGACTTTGAATCTTCTTTCGGTAAATCTCTTAAACTCCGTGTGAGTAAAACATTACCGAAATGGGCAGGGTGGGGAACTCTATAGGACGACAGCATAATATATAAGAGGTAAAAAAAACTATGGCACAATCTTCTGCAACACAAAATTATAGATCTGCTAACTACCAATCTGGCCCGAATGAGGGAATGATCTGCGACCTCTCGGAACATGCAGAGAAGTTAATAGCTTACGAAGACATCTCCTCCCTCCTGACAGAGGAACAGGAACGCAAGATCGTAGACTACGTTAAGTCCATGATGGATATGTCATACCACAAAATTTCAAAACGCTATGACCATTGGAAGGAAGCAGACAGAGCCCATGATGTTTATGTCCCTCCTGAAGCTACAGAATACAGAGAAAAGGCAGTCATAGCAGACACTCGTGCAATCGCAGACACAGTCCTCACATACATGATGGCGGCACTCTCTGGACGTAATCCAATGTTCCAGCTTGAGGGTATGAACCGTAAATCCCGTCAGTCATCAATGATACTGGAGCGAGTACTCCATCAGCAGATGAGAAGAACAGCAGGTGAAGCTCGTCTTGCCCAGATGCTTCTCGACTCAATCCGTTACGGCTTTGCCCCAACAAAAATTGTATGGGACGCAAAAGCTAACCAGAATAAAATAGTAAACTTTGACCCACGCAGAGTATTCCCCGATCCCCGTGTCAACTGGGGTGACTGGGACAACATGCAATACATAGTTTTCTCTGACTACGTCAGCTTTAATTCCCTCCTCTACTCTGGCCTATATCCCAAGTTGAAGCAGTTCCCTGCTCTTCGCCACAAACTTACACCTCCAAAGAACGCATGGAATGCTCATCACTGGCACAAGGAGGAGGGAAGAGGGCTTTCAATAGACCCTGCCCAACCAAATCAACGAGAGAGGAATGACCATTCATACTTCACTCTCGGAGATGCTCGTGTTGTTGACGAGACTTGGGTACGTCTTTCAGGCCATGAGATAGGTATACCTTCAATAGAACAGATCTATCTTGTCCTTACAATCCTAGACGAGAACGTAGTTATTCGTATGCAACTCAATCCATACGGGCAACAATTTCCAATCGCCATTGGCGGTCTGTACCAAGATACCCACAAAACATACGGGCAATCTTTGTATGACCTTTTGCTTCCTATGCACGATATTGCAACTTATCTTCTACGTTCTCGGATAGACAACGTGTCTGCCGCACTCAACAATTTAATCTTCGTTGACCCGACACAGGTGTCTGTCCCAGACCTCATAGACAGGAATCCTTGGGGTGTCGTGCGTACACTCCCTGGAACAAAGCCTGGGGATGGTGTCTTTATTGCTCAAGTGCCAGACGTAACACGAGGACATTTCAACGATATTGCGGCAATGGGCGAATTAAAACAGCGTGTGTCTGCCGCTTCAGACGCACAACAAGGTATGCCAACCTCAGACGGGATACGGACGGCGACGGAAATCCAGCGTCTGACACAACTCGGATCACAGCGTCTGGGCGTTATCAGCCGTGTAATGTCTGCCACAACCATACGACCAATGGTACGCATGATGGTCAACAATATTCAGGATGCACTTTCTATGGAAGGATCTATCAAAATAGATCCGACCAACATGCCAACTCAATTATCATCTGTCGTAGATGACGGCTATCTCGATTATGAAGTATCCAAAGACCTGCAAGGCGACATTGACTATTTAGTCATCGACGGGACACTCCCACTCGAACCAACTCGTAACGCAGAGACTTGGATGAACATGCTCCAGATCATGCAACAGACTGGCCTCAATATGGAATACGACGCAGGTCAGATCGCAGAAGAAGCCATACGAGCTATGGGCATAACAGACATGGACAGGTTTAGAATTAGCGAACAGGAACTCCAATCCAAAGGAGCTTCCCCATCTCAGCAGATTTCTATGATGGAGAAAATGAGAGGGGCAAACGTCCAGTCCCAACAAGACATACAGAACCAAGTCCAGAAGGGTAACTTAGTCCCAATGAAACAAGCGAGGCGATAATGGACAAGAAAGAAGCATTAGCCGCAACAGTAGACGTAAAGGTCAGAGACTATGTCGAAGAGGTTGAAAGAGTACTGCATGGAGAACTGAGTGTCTTCAAGGAAGATATACGAGGAGAACTGCGTAAGTTCTCAAAAGAAATCGCTAGTATCGAAAGTCGTGTAGCCAGTTTAGAGGCCATACAGAATGTTGCCAATTCGGACGACAAGTATGCCCTTACTAAGGCAAAGTTAATCAGGTTAATGAAAGACATGGGGTACTACGAATAATGGCTGTTACAACTCCCAAAGGCGAACAGATACAATTTGTATCTTCGAAGACAGGAACACATAACCTCGATACATACCTAGAAGCGGCAGAAGTAGGCAACCGTCAACTCTCGGATCTTATAGATGATCTCTTCGATTCTTCTACTGGCGTATTCAAGTCAGACAACTTTGAATTTCGTTTCAATGCCACAGACGACAAGATACAGGTTCGTATCGGGCAATTCGCAACTTCCTCTGCTGGCTGGGCAGACGTAACAACCTTCTTCAGTATAGAAGGTGCTTTCTCCACCTCAACATCTTATAACAACTTTGATATAGTAACAGTCGCAAACGGTGATGGGTACATAGTTCACGGACTTGCTTCCGCACAGACATTCGGATCGGAGTCTGCTTTCACCTCATCTTCCAACACATACAAACTTATAGACGTTTCTGGAGCACAGGACTGGGCAACCAAGACAAGTGCGGCTGTATCAGGTTCAGATTACTCAGCAAAAGAATACGCACAAGGAACGCAAGCAAGCACAGGAGGCTCGGCAAAATCATGGGCTCAAGACGCAGACCAAGTGAACGGTGCATCTACCAACGACAGATCTGCAAAGGCGTGGGCTCAAGGTGCAAGCATGACTGGTTCAACCCTTGGGGGTTCAGCGAAGGACTGGGCTCAACTCACGGGTTCAACTGTAGACGGAACGAACTATTCGGCAAAACACTGGGCGACACAGGCAGACGTAGGCACAGTAGCGTCTGGGATCGGCAACATCAACACGACGGCAGGTGGAATTACTAACATTAATACAGTTGCTGGCAATATTTCTAATGTCAATACAGTTGCTGGCATAAGTTCAAACATCACTACAGTAGCTGGAAAAGCATCACTGATTACGTCTGACTTTGTTACAGACCTTAACTTAGTTACCTCGGACTTTATCACAGACCTTAACCTTGTAACTGCTGACTTCATAACAGACATGAACCTTGTTACTGCTGATTTTATTTCTGACCTCAATCTGGTTACTGCTGATTTCATCTCGGACATGAACCTCGTAACGTCTGACTTCGTATCAGACATGAGTCTCGTAACCGCCGATTTTGTTTCAGACGTAAATACCCTTGCTGTCAGCAGTGTAATTACAGATATGAATTTACTCGGCACATCAGCGAATGTGACAGCGATGGGGCTTCTTGGCACATCTACAAATGTTACAAACATGGCAACGGTTGCCACGAACATTACAAATGTAAATAGCTTCGCAAATACCTATGCGATATCAGGTTCTGCTCCAGCCTCCCCAACGGAAGGTGATCTCTGGTACGACACAGGCAATGACAAGATGAAAGTTTACAATGGCTCTGCTTGGGTAAACTTTATTGCTGGCGAAAACTCAGACGCTCTATCAGAGGGAAGCAACAACAAGTACTACACAGACACAAGAGTAGAGACATATTTAAGCGGTCAATCTGCAACGCCAGACTTTGCTTCAGGTGTCAGTCAGGGAAACTGGAAAGTTCTCGGACATCTTCAAGGGCCAGCAGTTTTTACGATTGACCCTGCCGCACTTGGCGACAATACGGGCAAGGTTGTTATCGCTGGAGACTTACAGGTAGACGGAACACAGACCACCGTTAACAGCACGACCATGAGTGTAGCAGACCTTAATATAACTGTGGCTAATGGGGCTGGTAATGCCGCCGCCGCAAATGGGGCAGGTCTGACAGTAGGAGGAGCAAGTGCAACGCTTACTTACGCTAATGCAGACGACACTTGGAACTTTAATAAAACAGTAAAAATTAATTCATCAGCAGTAGCAACCGTAGACGAAAGTGTGGCTAATGCAATCGCCCTTGGATAGTCAGGAGTAAAGAATGGCAAATACATTTAAGAACGCACATGCTCAAAAGATAGGTACAGGATATACCGAAGTCTATGGAGCACCAGCATCGACAACAACTGTAATACTAGCTGTATCTCTCTGTAACAGAACAACAGGAACGATTACCATAAGTGCGTATATGCGAGACGCAGGGGTAGACGGAAGCAGTAATGCAAATCACCGAATGCTCTTAAATAATGTTGAAATACCTGCTGGCTCAACGCTCGAAGTACTCGCAGGTCAAAAATACATACTCGAAGCAACAGACGAAATATTTATTAAGTCAAGCGTGGCAGACAGCCTCGATGTGGTCATGGGTGTGATGGAGATTACTAGCTAATGCCATTTTTAGGAAACAAACCCACAAACAATTTTACGAGCTTTGAAAAGCAAGACATCACTGGGTCTGGCACAGCTTCGTATACTCTGGCCCATGCAGTCAATAACGAGAAGGACATTGACGTATATATAAACCATGTTCACCAAGAGCCTACCACCGCATATTCTGCGTCTGGCACTACCCTGACGCTGACGGAAAGTATTTCAAGCTCAGATGATTGCTTTATTATATTCCGATCTCGTGCCATCCAATCTGCAACACCTCCTGATGGGAGTGTGGGAACTGCCAAGATAGCAGACGATGCTGTGACAAGTGCAAAGCTGGACACGAATATCGCTGTTGCTGGGGATTTAACTGTAGATACCAGTACGTTGAAGGTGGATAGCAGTGCAAATCAAGTAAGTGTAGGTCATACTTCTCCAACAGCAATTCTAGATGTGAGGCGAGGCGATGCAGATGGTAAGA